GATCAGTATAAATGCTGATGAATTAGGAATTAAAATTATCAACGATGTTAAAGACAAGTAGTAATAGTAATGATAATAATTCTTATACTTTATCAATGCAAAAGATTATTGGTAAAGGATATAACAATGGTTGGTGGACTAATTGTAAAGCAAGATATCGTTTATATAAAGGAGCTCGAAACTCAAAGAAAACTTATAATATGTTAGGTCAAGAGAGTATAAACAAAATACTTACTCAACCTTTAAGAAATATACTAATTATTAGACAAACAGAGAATAGCCATAAAATTACCACCTGGAATACAATACTATCGGTTATTAACCAGCCAGATTTTAGAAATCCCGAAATATCATTAAGCAGATTTTTTAAGGTCAATAGTGTAGATAAAATAATAACTTATATTCCAACCGGACAAGTAATTGTTTTTCGTGGTTTTGATAATGCAGATAAATTAACGAGCTTGAAAGCCACCGTTGGTTTTTTTACAGATGTTTACATTGAAGAAGCATTTGAAATTAAAGATTATGATGAGTTTAGAAAGTTAGATGGATCTATTCGTGGCAAATTACCAAAAGGTTATTTTTTCAAATTACATTTTTATTCAATGCTTGGAATAAAGAACATTGGTTATACGATAAGTTTTTTAAGGGTAATTTAGAGGATGATTACCAAGAGTTATTACTTAACGATTATATAGATTATCACGATCCAAATTATATTGGTGATTATGGTAAGGGACTTTATTTACACATATCAACATATAAAGTTAATGAGTTTCGAGATACAAACATTTATGATTTAGCAATGGAAAACTTAAGAATTAAAGCACCCGAGATATATAAAGTTGAGGCACTCGGTATGTGGGGTGTGGTTGGTGATAGACTTTATCCAGAGTGGAACGATAGTTTAATTGCTGAACCACAAAAAATAATGTTAACTCGGTTTGGCCGATTTGCAATTGGTATTGATACTGGTTTAAGTGATGCAACTAAAAATAAAACAAGTAAGAGTGCTACAACAATGGTTTTAAGTGGCTTGACATGGGATCGAAAGCGAATTATTGCAACTGATGAATATTACCACTCAAACGCAGTCAAGAAAAAAACCGAACCAGAAATTATGCAAGAAATAATCAATACTCTTAAAATGTGGCAGATTAAATATCAGTCGCACCACGACTTAATGAAAGGTCAAGTATTTGTTTATGTTGACAGTGCTGATATTGGTTTTAGAGAGGGTTTAGAATATTTAGCTCGACAAAATAATATGTATAATTTTGTATTTTTAGGTAGCACAAAATACCCAATATCACGGCGAGTTTATTTTATAAGAGTGTTAATGGCACACGGAAATTATCTTGTTAGTAGTTTATGTCCTAATTTAATTAGAGAACATAAAACAGCAGTTAGTGGTGAAAAAGGCGAGATTAGACTTATTGGGGACGATCATACACAAGATGCGATGGAATATAGTTGGAGTTCGTATGTTAATGAATTACAATTATGGCACACAATAAAAATCCAATAATTTTTTATTTTGTTTAGTGTATAATAAAATTATGAGAACACAAAAGGGGAAATTATAAATTATGTTAATTATTGATTGGATCCGTGAAAAAATTAAATCATTTTTACAAATAGAACATATACACAATAATCCTAATACTTCGACTTTTCAGTATATAAGCGATCAAGAAAAAAACAGAATAGCAAAAGCACATGAACTCAAATTATGGTATATGGGTAATAGTGCTGAAATTGAATATTTTTATATGAAAAAGGACTTTATAAAGCCGAGCGATTATGCTACTACTAATTATTTTTGGGCGAGAGCATTAAGAGAAGCGGCCGTTAAAAAAGTGCATAGTGGTTTAGCAAATGCAACGGTTATAACACTTGTTAATGTTATTGGCGACCATATTATTGAAAGTCAAAATACGGAAGTTCAAAAACTAATTGATAATATTATGGATTATAACGATTTTACAAAAATGGTATATCAAGAACAATTACCATTAACAATCGCTCAAGGTTGGGGGGCATTTAAGTTTAACATTGATAAGCAATATAAATATCCACTTATTGAATATTATGAGGCAGAAAATGTAAGGTTCATTGGTAAAAATCGCAGAATAGAAGCAATCATTTATTTGAACTATTATGAAATTGATAAAAAGAAATATGTATTATTTGAAACAAGATCATTAAAGCAAGATAATGAAACAAAAGGAATTAAAGCCGGTTCGTATGTAGAATACAATTTATTTTTATTAGGAACAGATAATAATATTACACCAGTTAAGTTAAGCGAAGTTCCCGAACTTTCTAATTTACAACCGATTTTTATTCCAAGTTATAAAAATATATTGGGTGTTCCATGTCGTATTTTGCATAATCCAAATGATAAATATTATGGTCTTGGTATTTTTGAAAGCAAAATAGATATTTTAGATGACATAGACCAAGCATTAAGTCAAGCAAGTCAAACTGTTAGAGTTAGCACTCCGGTAGAATATTACCCCACGAGTTTGCTTGAGAAAACACCAGATGGCAACCCAGTTTTACCAAAAGCATATAATAGACAATTTATTGAAGCACCGAGTAATTTACCCGGCCCAGATGGAACGGTTGGCAGTGAAAGAATACAAACAACGCAACCACAACTTAACTTTAATCAATATCAAGAGGAAGTTAAAAATAAAATTGATATATTCTTAACTGGTATTTTAAGCCCAGCGACAATGGGTATTGATATTGCTAAAAAAGATAACGCAGAGGCTCAAAGAGAAAAAGAAAAGATTACTTTAATGACACGAAATAATATTATTGCTTCACAAAGAAAGATTATTAAAGAGGTAGTGGAAATTGCACTTGATTTAACCGAGTTCATGCAAACAGATAAAATAACATTTGATAAAGAATACGATTTTAGTGTTATTTATAATGAGTTTGGCAGTCCCAGCTTTGAAAGCAAACTACAAGCACTCACTCCAGCATATAATAGTGGTGCGATATCTACCGAAAGATATGTTGAGGCATTATGGGGTGATATGTTAAATGATAGTGAAAAACAAGAGGAAATAAACAAATTAAATGAAATAAGGGCAAAAGATAATTTAGATTTAGGATCTTTTGAAAGTGATGATATTTATTTAGATGAAAGCTCAATTGATACAAATACAACGGAATAAAGCAAAAGAAACTAAACGGCTTTTGTCGGTTAAGAATAAAATTATTGTTAGTATTTACGAAATGGTTATTAACAATAAAAACAATAACGCTTTACACACTCGCTTGAAAAAAGAAACTTTACAAGATACTTTTTTATATAAACCAGCATTAAGAATTAGTAAACAAATAAAAAGAGAAATAGATCGATCTAAAAATACTACTATTAAAAGTAGTGGTGATGATAAAAAATTAGATAATCAAGAGTGGGTGGCGACACTTTTTTTATTGGCGATTAACAAATTACAAGTTAGTAATAAGTTAAGTAAATGTGTTTATAAAGAAACGCGCAAACAAGAAAGTGAAGCAAAAGAAAAATTACTTAAAGAAATGTTAAGCTCAAAAAGACCGATAAATAAAGATGATCCTAAAGTCTTTTTTTTAGTTAGCAAACATAGTGATTGTGCGAAAGACCATATAGAATACCAAGGTCAAATCTATATTGATGAAAATTGGAAAAAGTTAATTAGTAATAGTAATAATGAATTAAAAGTAGCAATTGAAAATTATATACGAATTAACAATATTAAAAGTTATCAATGGGTTATTGATAAACCAGTGTGGATGATTACTCGGCCGAATTGTCGCCACTTTGCAAAAGTGTTAAGTGTTAGTGAAGTGTTAAACAATCCAACTTGGCAATTATTAGTTAAAAATAAAATGACTATGAAAGAGGGCGACCGAGAATTAAGGCAAACATTACGACATAATATGTCATCTAAAAAAGGCAATTATAATGAAAAAAACATAAATGCTATTATTGATAAATATAAAGAAAGATTAGAATTACATACTGAATTAAACAAAGTTAAATCTACTCAAGAGTTAAGACATGCAATTACTAAAGATAAGTTTTTAATCAAAAAATGGCAAAACTTTTCAAAAAGTTTAACAAATTAAAATAAATATGTTATATTAAAATTACTTAATCATTGGAGGTTAAACAATGACACTTGAAGAAATTAAATCCGGACAAAGCAAAGTAGAAACGGAACTACCAATACCAAAAATTGAGGATAAGTTAGAACCACCAAAGGAAACAGCACCAGAGCCAAAAGGTGATGAAATAACCGATCCACAACCACAACAAGAACCACAACCCCAAGCAGAACAACCAAAATCAGCAAAAAAAGATGATGATGATTTGGATGACCCAAAAGGTAGTGAAAAAACATTTACCAAAACAGATGTTAACGAAATTATACAGCGTAGGTTAAAAAGGCAAAAAGAAAAATTCCACGAACAATTAGGAGTGGATACCGATGAAGCCGTTGTAGAATTAGTTAATAAACTTAAAGGGTATGATGAATTACTTAATTCCGTTGAAACTTTAAAAACGGAAAACAAAGCACTTAAAGAAAAAATGCTATTCATTGATAATAATATCTCTCAAAAAAGATACGATGATGTGCGAACATATTTTAAGGGCAAAGAAATTGAATTAACAACTGAAAATCTATTGAAAGAATTAAAAACTCATCCAGAGTGGTTGGCTTCCACTAAACCGGTGCAAATTGGAAGTCAAAAGCAAGAAGCACCAGCTAACGATGAGGAAAAAATAGCAATGCGATTATTTGGTGTTAGAAAGTAGGAGAATAAACTTATGGAAAAAATTAAAGAATTATTGGCCGCACTTTTAGAACAAGGGCTTACTGATGAAGAAGTTGTTAAAGTTTTAGACCAAAAGTTAGCCGATCAAGAAATCACCCAAGAGGAACACGATTGGGCTATTCAAGAGTTGGCGAAACTAAAAGAACAAACAGAACTCAAACAAGCACTTGAGCTTTTAGGTGTAGAATAGGAGAATTATTATGGCAAACGCAATCGAACTAATTAAAAAATATTTGAGCCAAGCAGTTGTTTTAACTTTCGCTCAAAAATCAAAATCACGGGTATTAGAAACTGATGGAAAGCGAATTCAACTTGACTTCGCCGGTGGAAATACCGTAAAAATCCTTAACTTACAAATGGAGGGGTTAAGCGATTACAAGAGAGCTAATAACTCTCAAATTACAGCCGCTGGTGGTTATAGCGAATTTGGAGCTGGCGACCAAGGCGGGCGAGGCTATCTTGGTAGCGATGTTGGTGCTACTTGGGAAACCAAGACACTACGATATGATCGTGGAGCTCAATTAAAAATTGATGCAATGGATGATGAGGAATTGGCCGGTCAACTAATGGGAACGGTAGTTGGTGCATATATCGACCAACATATTATCCCAGAAGTTGATACACTCCGCTTTGCAACTTTAGCCGCTCAAGCAACAACCTTAATTGGTAATAGAAAAGAAGCCGCAATTAGTGAAAATACAATTATTAGCGAATTCAATTCAGCAATTGAGTTTATGAGTGAAGCAGAAGTTGATGGCGAAAATCAAGTATTCTTTGTCAATCCAAGTGTTATGTCGCAAATTAGAAATACGACTGAATTACAAAGAAAACTAACTCAAGTAGAGTATAAGAGCGCAGTTGAAGGAGTATCATTTACAATTACAAAATATGAAGGTCGAGTAATTGAAGAAGTCCCAACAAGCAGATTTTATACTGGGGCAGTTGCTGGAGTTCGTGGGTTCTACCCAAGTGCAACATCCAAAATTATTAACTTCTTATTAGTTGATAAAAGTGTAGTTTTACCAGTAGTCAAAGTTGACAATGTAAGAGTGTTTACACCAGATCAAGTGCAAGATTTTGATGGCTACAAAATCAACTTCCGTGTTTATCACGATTTATTTGTTCCAGAAAGATTAAGAACTGGTGTATACGCACATGTAAGCAATACACTTGCTACAACTAAAACAGCTAAATTAAATGTTGCTTTATCGGCTGGTGCAAGTGGTAGGACAAAGATTACTGATTATGCAACATTACCATTAGGACACACTGGATCAATTTACGGTCTTGCTGGTGATAGTGGTTTTGAAGTTGGTAAAGGAATTAGCGAGTATGCAAGTGCAGTTGCAATTACGGTTGGCACTGACTTTACAGCATTTAGTGGTGATAAAGGATATTTTGCACTCGTTAATGCTCGTGGTGTAATTATTGCAGTTAGTACAAAATACACTGATATTCCAAAAGGAGCATCTAATTAACTAACCAAATATTTATAAGAGGAGTTGTATAAAAATTGAAAAATATACAATTCCTTTTTTTATATGCTAAAATAAAAATATGAAAGTTGAAAGTTGAGTATAAAATAAACTTATGGAATTCAAGACAAGATTTATTACAAAAGATGAGTTCAAATTATATTTTGGTATTGATTTAGAAATCGAACTACCAGAAAGCGATAATTCAAGTGATAGAGTTAATGCGTTTTTATGTAGAATTGAAAACTTATTAGAAGCCTGGATTAACACTAATTACTTTTATAGACTTAATACATTTTGGGAAACATTTACTGATTATCAAAAAGAACAATATAAATTGGCACTTTTAGAACAAGCATATTATGTGTTAAAAAATGGTGATATATCAAGTGATAGTGGTTATGATAAAGATAAAGGAATTGTAGCAGATAGGAGATCACTTAATGTAATTGCAATAAGTCCAGCAACTTATAATCATCTTGATAACGGAGGTTTCTTAAACAAACATATTTACAAAAAAGGCACTGGCACTATCAATGCAATGAGTGATACATATGCAATTCAAACACAACAAGTTATTCAACAAAAAGGAGATCCAGGCAAAGATGGATTAACACCTTTCATTGCTGATAATGGTAATTGGTGGCTTGGTGGGGTTGATACTGGAGTTAAAGCTCAAGCGATAGATGGAGCAAAGGGCGACACTGGACTTGGTTTTGTTGCTATTTTTAATCAAAGTGTTGATAATTGGTTAACAAGTGATATGTTTAGTAGTGATGATACAATTAAAAATTATCTAATTTTATATAGCGGTTGGTATGGTGATAAAAAAATAAAAATAAAAGATATGAAAATCAACAAATAACTACATTAACTGGCGATGAATTAGTCGGTAAAGTATTAACACTACAATTAACAAGTGAAAGAATATATATAAGATTAAATGGTGTGCTTCAAAAAGAATATGAAATACAAGATTTTGATATTGATTTAACATTAACAAACATAAAATTATTGGAGTTAGCATAAATAATTATGATTAGTATTGTTTCAAAAAGAGAATATAACGAAGTTGGTTTATTATTGCGTAAAGTTGAGAATAATAATAAAGACAGCGATAATAATAATGAAAATAGCACTTTTCAATATCGCTTTAGATTTAGAGAAATAACGGCAACAACAAAAGACAATAATATAGTTGGTAATTTGATTTTAACAACAGCGACTAATATCACTATTAAGACAAGTGATGACTGGGGTTATAGAGTTAATGATAAAATAAGGTTAAGGGGGAGTGAGTGGCGAATTACTAACTTACAAAAAATAGCAAAGATTAGCGAGTATATGACACGACCAAAATATATTTATTATTTACAATTAAAAGGTATTGGGAAATGAATAATATAAATAATTTAGATTTAGCAAGTGAGATTATAAATGGGCTTAAAGATGAGTTCGCTGAAGTATTTTTAAGTGGTAATTTAAGGGACACAATTAAAGTGAAAATAAATGCAAATAGTATTGAAATTGATATTCCGGGTGAAATGTATGATATTGAAAAATATAAAGATGAGGGAGTAATTATTTATACTGGTAAGGGTTCATACGCACAAGCAGTTAATATAACTGGTGGTTTCAGTGGTAAACATACTTCGTATTTAGAAAATCAAATTACAAATGCAATAAATCGTTGGATTAAAAAGCACGGACTGAAAGCGAGAGTTTACTATGAGTAATTATAGTTATAATGAAAAAGTTATATTGTTAATAGAAACTAACTTAAAAAGAATTGTAATTGGTTCACCAAATATTTTTAATAATGATATTGAAATTGTAGTAGGTAATGAAAGATATATTGAAAGTGAATTAACAAGAAACGAACCTAACCGGATTTATGTTGTCGTTCAATTTTTAGAAAGTGCAATAACGGCCGGCCACACGGTGCAACCTATACAATTAGTAGTTTTAAGCGAACACGATAACTTAAGCAAAGTTCAAACTTTATTAAGAACTTTTGCAGAAATATATAACACAAAATTAAATGATGATGGATCCATAACGCAATTTTATTTAACACCGGTTTTATTAAGTGCATTTAATGAGGTCTACGATGGCTACAGAGGGTTATATACACTCAACGGAACACTTTTAATCTCACCAAATGCAAATCACTTAACAAATGTAAATGTTTATAATGAATTAACGCAAGAGTGGGAAGAGCTAGAATTATTAAGCAGTGATATTGATTACACTATTCAATTATCACCAGATACATATTTTGACGAAAAAGGGCAAACTAAAGCTCACGCAATACAAGCCACATTAACTATCAATTTAGTATTTTATTTAACTGATAATAATTATTTAACTAATGCAATTTTAGATGATGCATTTAATGAAACACTAAACGCATTTACTACATTTAAGTTTAATTTTGTTTATAAGAATAAAGCATATAATAATATTGAAATGCAACTTGCTAATTTTCTTAACTCTAACAAGTTAGGACAATTACCACTAATAACAATAACTTTAACGAGAGGCAAATAATAAATAATAAATTATGGCAGAAACAAGAAAAATCACTATTGAGATAACGCAATCCGGTGAAAAAGGACAAGATCATGTTCTTGATAAATTAAACAATAGTGGTGATACAAAGGCGACTGGTAAGGCAAGTAGTGAAAGTTTAGTATCTACAATTTTAGTTAATCAAGCATTTAATCAAGTTAAAGGAATTGTAAAAAATGTTGCTACATATAGCATAAACAAACATTTTACACTTAAAGAAAACTACTTAATGCAACAAGCACTTGATAATACAATAAATACAATTAGTCGTGTTGGTAGTTTCGCACTAACTATGGTTGGTGGTGCTAAACTAGGCAGTGCTGGTGGTTTATGGGGCGCTATTATTGGTGGCACAATTGCAAGTGTTGGTTGGGGAATAAATGAGGGCTTTAACATTTATAAAAAATTAGACCAATCACAAATGGCACTTAATCAAACTAATGCTGAAATAGTGTTTAGTAGAACAAGAGCCGGTTTAACAAACGAGAGTAGGGGAACAATAAATTAAAAGATTATGATTTATATAAATAATAAACAAGTAAGCAATTTAATAAATAATTTTGTTTTAAGCGATGAGTTTAATGAAACTTTAGATAGTGGAATAATTAAATTACACAATATAGATAAATTATCATCATTAAAACCTTATGATGATGTACGAATTGAAATTGCAAAAGATTTAATATCAATTCCATTTACTATTGAAAAAGGTTTTGAAATTATAGAAACGAAAACGGGTTCATTATCAAATCAAGTAAGTTATGATGCTTTTAATTATGTAGATGTTAGTAATTATGAAACTAAAACGAGCTTTAGTGGAAATGCAATAGATGGTTGTATTCGTTATTTGAAAGGTTTACAAACTGATTATTTTTTAGATACGCCATTAACGATTTTTATAAATGTAGAAAAATTAAGCGACCATACAATTACAAGTGTTGAGTTTGTCGGTAGTTATTCGCAAACTAACCCAAACATTATTACATTTACAAGCAGTGTTTATGGTTGGTCTATCAATGCAATAATTGATTATAACAATGATAAGTATTCATTTTATATATTAAAAAGAGTACTGGCGATACATATTGACAGTGTTTATATAATGAGAGATGCATATATAGATCCACAAGCAACCGGACAATGTGCAACTGAAATTACTTATGAAAGAACAAAAGAAATAACT